CCATCGGTGCTGTTGGCGGTCTGGTCGGTCGCAAAGGTGCCTATGCCGCAGCCAATATGTTGACCAAGAAAGGGGACGACGATGCTTCCACTAGGCCCACTGCTTGAGATTGGCGGCAAGATTCTCGATAGGGTCTTGCCTGACCCTGCTGCTGCCGAAGCTGCCAAACAAGAACTGGCAAAGCTAGAGCAGGACGGTGAACTCGCAAAGATGGCTCAGCAGACAAAACTGTTTGAGTTAAACGTTGAGAACACAAAGTCCGCTCGAGAGATGCAGGTAGCCACTCGGAGCCGCATCCCTGCTGTGCTATCTATCGTCACCGTTGCTGGCTTTTTCGGTTTGCTTGTAGGGTCGGCATTGGGCTACATGACGCTGACAGGCTCAGATGTCATGATGCTTCTGCTAGGTGTGCTGGCTAGGGAAACCGCGAGCGTGTACAACTTCTGGCTGGGATCTTCCAACAGCAGTCAAACTAAGGACTTGATGAAGAAATGAAAGAAACTTGGCAAGACGCACTGGAGCACGTTCTGGAGTCGGAAGGGGGTTATGTTTCGCATCCGGCAGATCCTGGAGGCCGCACCAATCTTGGTGTTACCCAGCGAGTCTGGGAGGAATGGGTCAAGCACGACGTAGACGAAAAGCAGATGCGCGAGCTAACGCCAGAGATGGTTGCTCCGCTATACGAGGAAAAATACTGGCAGCGTGTCAAAGGTGATGATCTTCCCGCGGGAGTAGATTATTGCGTGTTTGACGCATCCGTTAACAGTGGGACAGGTCGAGCATCCAAGTGGCTTCAGGAGTGCGTAGGAGTCCAACCAGACGGTGTTATCGGGCCGATGACGCTGCGTGTAGCACAGGCGATGTCACCTGCTGATCTTGTGAATATGTACTGCGACAAGCGTCTCGCGTTCCTGAAGGAACTCAAGACTTGGGATGTGTTCGGGAAAGGATGGGAACGGAGGGTGGAAGAAGTCCGCTCCCATGCGCTCAGTATGATCTAAAACGGTGGGCTATCGTCTCGCGCTTTCGGTTCCGCCAACGTTGCCCAGCCATCCCAGCCGACCGGGACGGACTCCATCTTCAGCGTCAGACCTTTCGGGCCTTGCATGACGACGCCGATCTTCTGCCAGCGCTTTTTTTCCTCTCCCTGCTTGTTGGTGTAGGTTCCGGTGGTTGCGATTACTTCGTATGCGATGGGCATAGTTTCTCCATGAGGTGTTGTGCTTCGGTTAGGAATTCTTTGACTCTGATCTCGAACTTGTCGATGTCCTCCTGTGTTGGTTGGAACCGTACAACGAACAACTGTAGATGCTCTGGGAACCTGTCATCAAACGATACGAAGTCCACCCACTTCCGTTGAGTGCAGGACAACTGAGCCATCATCTGCGGGACGTACTTTGCCGGTGGCTTGCCTGACTGGATGTAGTCCAGGTGAGTGGTTGACCGAGGGCACTTGATTTCGACCAGACCGTCAGACCCAACAAGAGCATCAGGGCTGGCACCAAACCAACGAATGAGCGGGTGCGTTACGAACCCAACATCATCCGTCAACTCATGACTTGCCTGATACGCTGCCTTCGCTAGAGGCTCGACATCTATCCCGCGCTGCATATCAACGTTGACGAACGAGTCCTGTGCTCGACCAGTCAGTCGCTCCGTGACTATCTGAGTCAGATAACCTTTCCTAGCCATCGTGTCCTTACCAGCGAGGATGTCGCTTGCACGAGATCCGGTAGCATGACCGAGCCTGTCTGCGTACCACTCAGTTGTCCGTTGAAGATCCATCAGGGTTTCCTCTTTTTACTAGCAACAAACGGTGTTTCGTTTGGTGTGATGCCAAACATAACGTGCGTCAGGTCTTCTTGTTGGAAATGTTGTAGAACCCGCTGATAGCGCCCAGAACTGGCTTTCCTGCGTTCAAAAGCGTTTATCAGAAGTCCGCGACGCAGTAGTGGTGCTAGGCGAGGAGTTAATGTGTTAAGCGGTATTCCAGGAATTCGGCGCGACAGTTCTTCGGCAGTAAGACCCTTTCGGGCCTTGCGGAATTCATCCAGTATGATCCACTCGATTCTGCTGGCATCAATCAGTTTTGCAGCCTCGTGACTGGTCTCTGGGTCTGTAGACCTTGCAAGTCCAGGCCAATTCATAGCGTTATCTCCAAATGCTGTCGCAACGCTGCAAACAGGACCAGTTCAAACTCAAGCCCATTTTCTGCTTGGATAATAATTTTCCGTGTCGAGTATAGGCCGGTTGAGATTTCCTGTGTTTCAATTTGGCGGATCTCAACGGACTTCACTTCATGAATGTGTGAGTTCATGCGATCACCGCTGCATATTGATGGGGGATGGGGAACTTGGGAGCGTGCCAGAACTTACGCAAAATCAGTGTCTCCGGTGTGTAGAACGCACCAGGGTTGATGCTCTTGATCTGAGCGATGGCGATTTCTAGGTTTTTGTTGTCGTGTTGATAATCGCGTCCGACCCTAGCGGCTGCGCGGAGCATGGCACGTTGCTGGTCATTCAAAAGGATTGCGGGTTGCATCACTTCACCTCCATCAGTTGTGTTTTGCGCTGGTTCTTTGTTGCTTCGAGTTGCTGCATGAACTCAGTGTCTTTCAAGGCTTTGTAAGCGTGGGCAAACACGGTCTTGAGTCCGTCTAGGTTCTCAGCCTGCGCTACTTGCTTGAGATACGGGGCGGGGTCTAGCTTCTTAGATGCTGCGTTACCGTCGTCATCCTCCGGTGCGATTCCGCAGGCTGCCATCAGGCTGTAGCGACGGGCGTAGGTCAGTGCTGAACCGTATCCCTGCGGGTCTTGCTTTGCAGCGGGGACATGGAGTTTACCGGCTGACATTGTTTCACCGGACTCATGCACGAACACGGTCTCTACGATCACCCCGTCCTGGCACTCGTGCGTCTGCTGCATGAGCATGATCCCGTTTGCGTTCAGCCCGTCAATGACAGCCTCGACGCAAGCTGCGAGGTCAGCGTAACGACTTCTGAAGTGCGGGTTGCTGGAGGACTTTAGTGCTGGCCCGAATGCCTTTTGTGCTTTCACTAACGCTGATGCTATCTGTTTCATTGCTCGACCCTTTGTAACGTTGCCACTTGGTTAGGTATTGTTGTTGCTCGCTGGGTGGAACCCACCCGAATCGTCGCCACGTTGCTTGCACATCCGTAGCGACGCCTGGAATCCACTTAAAGTCTAGATCCGTGAGATTAGTTGCCAAACAAGGTCTCCGATGGTTGAGGTTGAACCGATACTCCAATCGACTGCTGTGATGCCGAGCACGACTCCGGCGATGACGATAAGCAGCTGTTTCATTTCGCCACCTTATAGGCAAGCTTGGAGGAGTGCTTCCAGGTGTCGTATTGCTTTTCTGCGAGTTCCTGCACCCGCTGCTTGAGCCATGCTTTCGCATTTTCACCGTTCCAGAGCATTTCGATTACTTTGTCGGTGGTGATGTCGGTATCGCGGTCGAGGTCTACCCAGACCCAGAGGATTTCCTTGGCTGCCGCTGAGTCAAGCCAGCAGGCAATCTCGTCGCTCTCCCACTCTTGTTGACGCTCAAGTTCATCGTTGTAGTTGTCTTCACGAATCCAATGCAGGTCGAAGTCGCTCATGTTGTCCTCGGTTGTTGTTGTTGACCGTGAAAGAATATTAAAGTAGAGTGCATCTTGTTGTCAACGCGAACATTCCATTTTTTACAACTTTTACAATTAGAGGGTGTATGACAGTCGAGCAAGCAATCAACCTCGCAGCCGCGCTAGTAGGGTCGAAGGGCAAGCTGTGCGAGGAGCTAGGGATCAGTCGGCAGGCAATGAACATTTGGAAGAAGAATGGGGTTCCACTCAAGAGAGCATTGCAGATCCAGGACATGACGGGCGGTGTAATCAAGCTGGGCGATCTCTGTCCGCAGTACAAAGCAATCGAAATCGTGCAGGTCGAGTATGTCGCTAACAGCTAGATCAACTGCCCACCTCCGCGACTTGGGCTACATGGTCGCCACTGTCGAGCACTACAACTCGTTCACGAGGCGCAAGCATGACCTCTGGGGTTGCATCGATCTGCTGTGCATCGGCAACGGCGAGACGGTTGCTGTACAGGTAACGAGCAAACCCCACCTATCAACCAGGAGACACAAGGTCGAGGAGTCCGAGGCTTACCCTGAGATGATTCGATCAGGTTGGAGGATCGTCCTGCATGGGTGGTTCAAGGAGAAAAACCGCTGGCAGTTGAAGGAGGTGGAACTGTGATCTTCACCCTAGCGCACGACACCGCCCGACAGAGGGCTGTAGAGGCCGTTAAGAACGCTCGGCAGGGCTGGGTGGTACGAATAGAGCCGCCTAACAGAACAAGCGCACAGAACTCGTTTTATTGGGCCACGTTAGCAGCGATCAGCGAGCAGATACGTCCGCAGAATCAGGCGCACGATCCAGACGTTTGGCACGCTTATTTTAAGACTCGATATTTGCCGGGAAGGATGATCGAGCTACCCAACGGGCAGGTGATGGAGGCAGAGCCGACGACAACGGGGCTGACGAAGGCGCAGTTTTCGGACTATGTTGAACAGGTGCTGGCATGGGCGACGAATCACGGTCTACAGATGACGGACGAGATGTCTGTTTTGCGTGCAACCAGCGACACGACAACGCAAGACTCGTCACTCTCCCTGATGGCACCGTAGTGGGCTTGCAGAGTAAGGCTTACACGCTTTATTGCGAAGCGCAGACTGTGTTGTCTTGGACAAAGCCTAGACGGACGGAGTACATGGAGCGTGTCGAGAAGGCAAGGGGTGCAGCAGGCAGGGAAGAACTAGCAAAGGAGATCCTAAAGTGGTACGCGACAAAGCGTGGCTCAAAGCGGTAGCAAGTCTGGACTGCCAGCGGTGCGGTATGTCGGGTCAGACGCAAGCTGCTCATGCCAATTGGGGGAAGTATGGCAAGGGGATGGGGATGAAGGCGCACGATTGTTTCGTTGCTGCGCTCTGCCAGACCTGCCATTTTGCAATTGACCAAGGAGCGAAGATGACAGCAGAGGAACGGGTGGACGAGTGGGAGGCTGCGTTTCGCAACACATTGATTGCTCTGTGTGAGTCAGGGAGGTTGAAGGCGAAATGATTTAGAGATATGCAAAGAGATGAGGGGAAAAGGTTAGTTTTGAGACGTTTTCCCCGCACTGGAATCCGGGGATTTCGGGGAATCCGGGGAATGTCAATTTTTCCCGGCACTTTCACGGGTTAGCGAGGGCGTGATTTATTTGGTTCGGTAATTTTTCACAAGGGGATTGACATGAAGAAGTTGATTTTTGCTGGCTTGATGCTCTGTTCTGCTGCTGTCTACGCTGCCTGTAGCACTCACACTTACTTTGTGAACGGTAGGTATGTCACTTGTACAACGTGCTGTTACGGAGCGAATTGCAACACGAACTGTTTTTAGATAGACTATGTTCTGTTGGTGTGGAAGCTAACAGAACCGTCTAGCCTGACTCCGACCCCGCGAGGGGTAGCCTTAGCCGCAAACTGAGGTTCTTCCACCGGGGTCAGCCTAGACGGTTTTTTTACGCCTTCACACCAGCCGGACACCTCCCGATAGCAAGAGCCTGCATGGGCTGCGAGGTAGAAAACACCGGCCAATCAGACACCCAGATTGCGAGCCGACCAGCCTGTCTGCGAGGGACTGGAGAAGGTACTAGGGACAGAGGTGGGACCAACCTAGTATCGATGAATCGCAGCGTCCAGCGAACCTTGACTCTGTCACACGGATGACAGCAGCGGAGGAGGAGGAAGCCAGACCAGCTACGCTGGGGGCTACCACCCTGGGGGAACTATGTCTGAAGGAATGACTGTTAGATAAAAGCTAACGAGTCAGACAAATCAATAGAAAACTTTTTCACACAACACTGCAAAACCTCTTTACGATTACGTCAGGAGGTGCAAATGAAACCAGACGACGTATCACAAGGGTGTTGGGATGACTTCCTAGCCCACCGTAAGCAGAAAAAAGCCATCGTCACAGATAGAGTTATCCACAGGATACGCACAGAGGCAGAGCTTGCTGGCTACACGCTGGAGGAAGCCTTAAACGAGTGTGTAGATCGTGGCTGGCAGGGCTTTAAGGCTGAGTGGGTGGTACCTAAGAAGCCAACCAAGAAAGAGGATCTGATCTTTGGACGAGTCATTAACTTGGGGAATGCCAATGCCAGACGCCTATCCTCTAGCTGAGCGGATGATGACGCACCTTGCGACTCTGTACGGGGCGCAGAAGGTGAAAGCCATGTATCTGGACGACGACAACGCAATCATGGCTGCAAACCAGTCTTGGCAGATCTTTTTGGAGTCAGCCAATCCAGACATCATCAAGCGCATTCTGCACACCCTTCCGACACTGGACCGGCAATGGCCCCCTAGCCTTGCTGAGTTCGTGCGGATGTATCGAGACTTCGACAGGGTGGAACACAGGCAGGTCACAGCACTGCCAGCCCCAAAGGTTCAGACGGATGTCGGTAGAGCAGCATTAGCGCAAATGAAACAATTTTTGAGGAAAGACAAATGAAGTTAAGTTACAAGCTGTGTGAGTCAATCAACAAAGTAGTTGATAACCTGAATGCAAACCCATTAGAAAAAGTGCGGTTACTAACGGACTGGATTGATGATTTAGAAGGAATGAAGAAAGAGGCAGAAAAAGCACTGGTTGTTTATTACAACTGGGCTATCTTCAAAGAATTTCACGAAGCTGCCGGTCTAATAAAAGTATTCAAGGATGAGGCAAAAATAATCAAAACTGGACAAAATTGGTTATTTTTAGAGGTGCCAATTAAGCCGTTAGTTGCTGTCCTTCCAAAAGTGAGAAAAGAGTTCAACGACTACTTTAAGTCAGACGTTCAATTCCAGGTTAGGGTTTCCCCCAATACCAAGTCATGACAGACGAGCAGAGAATAGTAGGTCGGTCTGCGCTGGCGGCGATAAAGGCTAGGTTGGGCAGATGATTCACTATCACGGCACCCCAATCACTCCAAACAAGTCATTGGAAGCCTTAAAAGGTGAACACTTCTGCGTGTCGTTCTTCCGGCCAGACAACCTTAAGACCTGTCTCCGTATAGGGCAAAGCGTCATGCTTGACAACGGTGCCTTCTCAGCAAAAACACTCGGAGTTCCGTTCAATCGGGATGGGTTTTACGAATGGTTGGAGCCTATCCTTGGTCATCCGCATTGGGCTGTCGTTCCTGATGTCATCGACGGGTCGGTGGAGCAACAACGGGATATGGTTAAGTCCTGGCCGTTTGGTAAACAGTTCGGCATTCCAGTCTGGCATTTAGGCTTGTCGCTGGACTATCTGCTGGAGCTTGTAGACGAGTGGGGAAAGGTCTGTCTCGGGTCAGCTGGGCAGTATTGGCAGGTTGGGTCTCCGTCATGGTCAGCAAGGATGGATGAAGTGTTTAACCTGCTGGCAAGACAACACGCAAGGCTTCCGTGGACGCATGGGTTGCGAATGCTTGGTCAAGGCTTAGCGGATTGGCCTTTATCTAGCGCAGACTCTACTAACGTTGCTGTCAATCACAAGTCAAAGTCAGTCTGTGTTCACTGCATGGCAAAACGTATAGACGCAGAAAACCCACCAACAACGTGGAAGCAAACACCACAACAGGCATTGTTATGAACAAATACACCGTCAAGTTCTTTGCTAACTGTCCTAACAACGGAGTGAGAGTCGAATACACATTGACAATTACTGTACGGAAAACAATTCAAGTCGAAACGCTAATTGATGCCATCAGTGGTTACGATAACTGGTATCACGAAGATATTGCAGACAACCTTTCCAATAAATTTAAGGGTCAGCAAGTGTTGACAGCGTTTCATCATGGAGTGTTCATCGAAACAATTAGGGATTACCCCAATACACAAAAATGACAGACGAGCAGAGAATAGTCGATGCGCTGATAGCCGATCTCAAGGAAATAACGGAGTACCACCTTGCTGGCTATCGGTTCAAGTGGAACGGGAAGCAGGTGATCCGCAGGACGATGGCAGCTAGGTTAGACCGGCTGACGTTTGACGGGTTTGGCGCTCGGTTTCCCGTAGTTATCAACGACAACCGGAAGAAGAAATGAGCCTGTGTCCTGTATGCGGATCTTGGGATAGCAAGGTCAAGGAGTCCCGCCGAGACACTCGATATGGGTGGAAGTGGCGACTACGAGACTGTTCTAACTGCGAGCACAGGTGGTCAACTTACGAAGTTCCAGCGGAGGGGATGAGCGTGGACGGAGATGGAAACCCAAACGGGAGGTTAGAGAGATGAGCAAACTACAGCCAGTAGCAATTACAGACAAGTACAAAGAGGCCGCAGCGGAAATACTCTATGAAGCTATCGACGAAAACCCAGATACGGCAATCGTTGTGCTGTTTTGGAAAGATCGTGGTCAGTTCAAGATCAAGAGCAGCCCGACACAAGACAGGTTGCAACTAATCGGTGCGCTGACTGAGGCACTGCACAAAGTTGTTAAGGATGGATATACATCATGACTGACAGAGAACTAATGCAGCAGGCGCTGGAGCATGGAAGCGTTTGCATAGGGACAAAAAATGGAATGGGTGTGTACGTTTCCTTCGAAATGCTCGGTCAGCTAGGTCTGCGAGAGTGCAAGGAGCGTTTAGGACTCACCAGACGATGGCCCGTCCGAACAGACCTAAGTGGCAATGTTGTCATGGTTGAGGGCGAAACCCATGAGGACGCAATTAACCGTTATCTAAACAGGATTGAGAAATGACTGACAGAGAACTGATGCAGCAGGCACTGGATGCGATGGAGTTCAACCAAGCCCGCTGGCAAGGCAAAGACAAAGCCGTCGCTGCCCTGCGCGAGAGGCTGGCACAGCCAGAGCAGGAGCAATGGGATGCCATACCTGACGCATTTAATGAATGGTGGGATGCCGATTACGACGACACCGGGAACCCTTACCGCAAGGACAGCCCAGCTTATTGGGCGTGGTCTGGTTGGAAGGCCGCGAGCAAACAGCCAGCGCAGGAGCCGGTGGCGTGGGTCGACCCGTCGTGGATGAACCCGGAAACGCGCACATGGGAAAGCGAGAGTTTCGCACCGGGGCCGATCAATGGGTGGAGTCCGCTCTACACCGCCCCACCACAGCGCAAGCCGCTGACGGATGAGGAGATCAACAGCATTTGGGATGGGCATGTCGTGCCAGTGTTTGGCAAGAACGGCATAAACCCCATTGTGTTTGCCCGAGCCATCGAAGCCAAGCTTAAGGAGCGCAACCATGAATGACTTTATTGTTGGAGCCGCTTTCGTTGCGGGTGCTGTTGTGGTGTTTAGCCTCGGCTGGATTGCAAGTGCGGGAACCATCGGCGGCGAGTGCAAGGCGCTCGGGGCTTTCTACGTCAGCAACACTGTGTATGAGTGCAAGCTGAAGGAGAAGAATGCGTAGAGACCCGATAACAGTCGATCAGATAGCAGGCCGGATGATCGAACTCATCCAGCAGCGCAATGCTCTGTCACGCTCCGACCTGGAATATGTCGTGGAGACCATTGCCAAGCTGAAGGACGAGCGGCTGAAGTCCTGTGTTGCAGAACTGATCGGATGGGGGGACGATGAGAGGGCTGAAGTCGAAACGTTCTGTGCTATCGCAATCGAAGTTATGAAGCGCACCAACGTATCAAAACTGAGAGACTGTGCAAGGATCGTAGAACTTAGATATATGGCGAGGTTAGTGTGACACGAGACGACATCATTAGGATGGCTCGGGAGGTTGGTCTTCTATTCGACAACACTCTCCGCGCACCGACGCCCCGCATAACGCAAAAGCAAAAAGACATCGAACGCTTCGCAGCCCTTGTCGCTGCTGCCGAGCGTGAGGCGTGTGCTCGAATGGTTGAGCCGGTAGACGAGTCGCTGGCAGACGAAATCAGAGCAAGGGGAGAGAAATGAGCGAATGGCTCTATCTTGCCCTCGGTGTAGCGGTCGGGGTGTTGTTCCATATACTGAGGAGGATGCGATGAACGAACAACCAGAAGCCTTGCGCTTGGCTGACTGGCTAAATGGCAGCAGTAACGGCCTAGGGTCGTCGAACTGAGGTACTTAAGCCATGAACTGCTGCCGAAATGATTTCAGACTCATCGACCGATCTATCAGCGAACACTCTGTCGTCGAAATTTACGTTTGTCACACCTGCGGGTCAGAACGATACCGCGCAATATCAGAGGAATGGAATGGAAGAACGTCTCCACAATTGGGCAGCATGGAAACGCAAGGAACCACTGGCAGATCAGACCGACGCGAAGATCGTTGACTCCGCTGTCCAGAAACTAGGGCCAGACGACCGAGCAGCAGTTACCGCTGTCTACGTCTCCCACCCCTACCAGTCGATCTACTACGTCTCCGCTGAAATCTCCACCCCACCTAGCTGGATCAACCGAGCAATCGAAAAGGTCAAACGTGGACTCAACACCTGAAGCAAGACTCTTAGCCGCTGTCGTATCGCTCGCAGTCAGAGACCTCGCTCACCGTCCGTTGATGGAAGACAAAAAACCCGTCATGACGGTAGAAGCAAGGTCAGCGTGTAGATTCCTGTTCTCAGACACATCAAACGGTTATTTAGAATATCTGGACTACGATCCTTCGGTATTCCGCGATCAACTGTTCAAACTAATGAACAACGCCTCGCACGACAAACTCGCTGGATTCGAACCGATGGACCGTCGAGTAATGCGGCAAAACTATCAACTCTG